TCATCCGGCAATACTGGATCATAACCAATAAGCACCCAGTCTTTGCCTATTGCGCCCATGTCTATCAATTCATTGCGGTGATATTCTGCCGTATATAAGGGAGTTTCAATTTCAAAGACCTTACTTTCTCCACTAACAAAATGTGGCAGTTGTCGCCGTAAAGAGGCATACGTTATGTGTAAAGTTTATTGTTATGAAAACTGTCATTTTCTTGATCGAAAAGACCAAGCAGCCTATTATATAAGTTAGGGGGCGTGGGTTACAGTCATTTTGGAGACTGTATGCCTAATACTGATATTACCTATACACAAGATTCAACTGAAAAGATGAATATTAAAAAGGGTGGCCGCTTTGATTTTACCGATGCGGCGGGGATTGTCCAAGTTATTCAAGACAAAACTACCCTTCCCTTACCGAATATTGATCAATCCATAGGGCAAATAACTTATTCTTTTACCATTGAAGCAGACGGGCAAATAACTGGCTCTGGTGCAAACGCAATATCACGTGGATGGTGGTATGGATTGTTAGTGGATGTGCTTAAAAGTGGTAATGGGTCTGCTCATGCATTCACAGCCAACATTCAAATTGATCAATGCACAAACTATAATGAGGGTGGTGCATTTCAGGGACGTGTCACAAACATAGGTAGTCAAAATGCCTATGCTTCTTTTTCAGAAGGTATTGTTGATGATGGCGGGTTCATTACACGGCTAACTGGCTTTGCTTCCAGGATTATTAAACGTGCAGCAACATCCTTGGCATATAATTTCTTTGCCAGTGCGGAAGGTACGCAGGTGCTTGATGCAGTCCTTGCAGTACAGAATCCAAGTGGTTTGGGTTGGCGGCGCGGTATTGACTTTTCAAAGGGGCAATTCAGTGACGCGGCTATTGTCCTTAAGCAAGGTCAAAAAATCAATTGGGTTAATGCAAATGGGCAAGTTATAAGAACACTTTCTTATTGACCAATACATACAATAGGTGGTATGTTTTCACTCGCTTTATAAGCGAGGATTGAAACAAAAAAGGCGTGATTTAAGGATGATTACCTTTTAGGAAATCGATGGCTATCAATAAACTACGCAACGCTTCAAAGCTGAAAAGCTTCAAAAGGTCAGGGGGAAGGACTCATCAACTTCCCCCGCTCTCATAAGGTCGGTTTCCACACTTAAAAAGAAATTTCTTCCCCATGTCAATCACAGTTAATTGTCCTCAGGTTTAATCACAACGCGTGGTCATGCAGAAAAGCGTGATAAAAAGTATAATAATGAGCAAGTTGAAATACCAATAAAACCGGTTAATAAATGTATAGAAACAATTCGGTATTGTTATTTGGTTTTCTGTAGAAAGTGTGGTTGGGCAAAGCACATAATTCCAGCTAGAACGGAAGTATCTATTGGAGTGGCGATAATGAAGAAAGAAAGATGTGGCAATGGTTGTAGGGGGAAATTATATATACAGAATGCCAATGAAAAGAACACCTATGATCCAATTATGAAGGAAAAATAACTTCCAAGTTGACCATTTTGCCGATATCAACAAAATGGTCAAAATTGATGACAAAAACATTAGGCACAACTGAAAATTTCACAGATAACATAACCTCCCTTCTCCGGCAACCATCGTTGGGTATTGCTCATAATCTTTGAATCATCTTCAATAATGCCCATATCAACCAGGAAATCACTAATGCACTTTTCATAGTTTGCGCAATCACGTTTTCTGTTAGCTTCCGGTGGGGCATATGAATAGACAACGTTCACATGGCCTTTGATATTAGCCCGTTTCTGCGTCCATAGGGAATCACTGGCCGCTTTATACCATTTCTTATTTACTTCCGTCTTCACGCGCCCAACTTTGGCATTATTGAAGGCTGAATTTACGGATGGCGGAATGGGAATTTTTAATGTTACATCCGGCTTTCGCTCGTACCAACCAAAGACATTTTCACGCACACACTTACCACACATTATTTTGATTTTCGTTCCCACGCGGCAATCAACGCTTCTTGGCGGTGCTTGCACTGGTTATATTCCCCAATCGTATACCCAATGTATTCCAATAAATCATTGGGGTATGCCGGTTCCTGGATATAATCCAGGTCAGGGCACGGTGTACAGTAATCTGGTGGACAACTACTTGGTTGAGTCGTTAAATTCGTTGAGCGCACGCACCCCATCAATAGGTGCGGCACAATCAGTACCAATAGCCATTTTCTTTGCATCTTTAAGCCTCTTTTGAAGTTTCCTGTTTTGTTCCTGGTATACCTGCAAGTGTTGCTGGTATATTTCATTTGCTTTTAAATCCATTCCCCTATCTTTTGCATTCTTATCCATTATGGCTTTGATTTGTGCATTTACCTGGTCAACCTGTTCGGCCTTATCAGATTTGCCACGATGATACCATCCGGCAGAATATGACAGTGCCAGAACAAGAATCACCCCACCTGTTATCATTACCCACTTCTGCGTCAAGAATTCCCATAAACGCACAAAGCCCTTAGCAATCATTATCAGCATCAACATGTTTACGCCCTCTCTTATTGGTAGAAATAAATTTTGATGCCATGGCCGTTAATCCACCCGCACCCCCATACGCAGCAAGTTTAGTATCAGTCGTACCACCATTCTTGTATGCGTCCCACACGAATACGGCAGTTGTCACTAAGCTGGTGATAAAAAACCATATTTTGCTTGTTGATAATGTACCGTCTCCACTGTCAGTGAATAGATCGCGGATATGCCACCGCTGGCTTGATATTTCCTTTTTCATCTAACCCCACAACTAAACGATAATTAAACACAGGACATGTCTTGTTTGACACCTCACAATGGCCGTGAAATGTTACCGGCAATTTGCGCTGTTTATAGGCAGTGTCGATTGCTATACACATGGCCTTCAATGCTTTGAATTGTTCATCTGAAAACTGGTTAAGGCCGCCAACACAGATAGCAATGCTTCCTGCATTATAACCTTCCTGGGCGGCTGGCGTTAATTCAAGGTCGCGGCCAACCCAAATTTCACCACGTTTATTGATAAAATAATGATACCCAATCTTATGGAATCCTCTTTCAAGATGCCATTGGGTTATGGTTGCAATATTGTCATGCTCTGGCCGGTCACTGGCAGAGCAATGAATAAAAACTTTGACTACACCGCGTTTCGGCGGCTTAAAATCTATTGGTTGAACTCTCATCATTAAAACCCCTTTGCGTAATTCAACATCATAATAATGAAGGTCAGGAACGTGCTACATGCCACAACCTTAATTCCACCAATTAGCCGGTTATTGGAAAGTGTCAATTCAGCAACAGCCGCAGAAACCTTCTGAGAGTTTTCACGCACACAATCAAGGATGGCCGTGTGCTGTGTAAGCAATTGAGCATGATTATCCCTGGTTTCGCGCAACATATGGATTTCATTTGTCTGTGAATCAATTCTCTGACATAACACGGCTGTTAACTCCTTGATTTTGGCCACTTGCTGCCAAATTTTACTTAATTCTTCTTCTACCATTCTACGCCCCCAATAGAGCAACCAGTTCTTCAAATGTGTTCAGTTGTTCAACCATGGCTTCTATATCAACTGCATCAATTGCTTTGTATGCATTTGATGCAGTTTTTCGCATCTCTTCATCTTCAAGTCCTATTGCGACAAGCAAATCAGAACGACATTGTTTAAGGTCGTGCGCTTTTTTCTCATTTAACATTGCTTTGGTGATTGTCTTTGCTTTATTAATGTCAATCTCAATCGCCTGGGCTGCCTCATTCCATACCCATGCATCACGGAATCTGTGATCATCCGGCAATACTGGATCATAACCAATAAGCACCCAGTCTTTGCCTATTGCGCCCATGTCTATCAATTCATTGCGGTGATATTCTGCCGTATATAAGGGAGTTTCAATTTCAAAGACCTTACTTTGAAGTGGTTTTTGCCACAGAACAATGCTCTTCTCTTTATCTACATGAAACCCAACCAGCATATGATTTTCTGGCACTTGTGGGTTTTCTCCTTCTTTCATATCCTTAGCTACCGCTGCAATATCAAACGCAGGATCAACTTCACCATCAATAAGAGGGGTTTGCATTTGAATACTTAAAACAGAAATAGTAGATTGAAATATAAATCTTGATATTGGTAAAGCTATATCAATCTTTGCTATTTTATAATCTTCCGTAATCTGTTGATTTTCATAGAATTTATCCACAAAATCTTGTTGATTGAATTTTGGATGAATTTGTCCATCAACAAAGAAAATAAAATCCAAGCTCCCGTCTGGCTTTTTGTGAACGATATTAACCATGTTTTACTCCTTTTAAATTACCAAACATAAACAATAACCTGGCCGTTAGCACCTGCACCAGAATTTCCAGTTTCTGATCCACCACCACCGCCGCCTGGTATAGTGCCAGCCGTTGCATTATTTGCATCATATCCACCTGCACCACCATTCCCACCTGCAATACTAGCACCACCAGCAGCCCCACCGGTAGCTTCCGCACCACCGCCGCCGCCGCCGCCGCCATTCATAGCTCTTCCGCCAACACCAACAGTATTTTGTCCAAGAGTATCACCGCCGCCACCGCCACCACCGGCATTAGTACCGCCATCACCACCGGCAGTTGGCGGGTTGCCTCCATTACCACCCCCAGTACTACCACCTGAAACAGCCGCGCCGCCTGTAGCAGAAGTAGAACTTGTACCAGCAAGAAAAGCACTCCCACCAGCTCCACCACCGCCACCGGATGCATTAGTGCCGCCGCCGCCGCCGCCATAAGCCGTTAACCAGCTTCCAAAAGTTGTATTTCCCCCCGCATCACCATTAGTTGATGCACCGGTTTTGGCTGCACCCCCAGTTCCGACTGTTACTGTTTCAGTTGATCCCAAACTACTTAACAAGATGAATCTCTCATTAAATCCGCCACCGCCGCCGCCGCCGCCTGGCTGTGCTGTAGTGCCCCTACCACCACTGCCTCCGGCTCCCCATGCTTGAATAAATGCAAAAGTTCCGAAAGCTGGCTTAGTCCATGTGCCACTAGATGTAAATGCTTGTCGATCCACAAAAGATGCAACTGCACCGCTCTTGCGTAATGTTCCAGTGAAATTGATATCCCCTGTTACGTCTAATTTATAGCTGGGCGTGCCACCTATCCCCACATTTCCACTGCTATCAACAGTTAGTTTGGTTGCGCCATCTATTGTTATGGTTACTGATCCACTACCGGTATCTGTAACAGTAACATTACTATTTCCCTGACTTATCGATGAAACAACCGGCACATAGGCTGATCCGCTTTGGCGTAAAGTACCTGTAAAGTTAATATCGCCTGTTACATCAAGATGATAGCCAGGCGAAGTATTATTTATACCCACATATCCACTGCTATTGACCGTTACTTTAACAGCATTATTAACATAAATTTCATGTTTGCTGGAATCGGCAAGTGGGCCTATTGTTACCCATGCGCTATTTGCACTATTACGAATTTTTAGAAGGCCAAGCGTTGTGTCATACCACAACATGTAAGCATAAGTTGTTGATGGTGCTGTTAAGCCACTATTGTGAGTCACCACAGCCGTTAACACAGTATTTAAATCACTTCTAAACGATGCCCCCTGTTGATTGGCAATATCATAATCATGCTGTGACATATTTTAGGCTCCCAAAATAGATAATGCAAGATTGGTAATTGGTGAATTTAATGAACCGGTTCCATTCTGTAATACGATTTCTATGTAGCTAGTGGTTAAGCTGTTTATTAATACAATTGGAGCTTTAGAGCTAACATATGATATCATTGCTGATGGACAATATTTATTATCATTCATTGCATTAGTAAAATATATTCTATAAGTATTTGAACTTGGATTCGTAACAGAAGAAACATTAAAACTATCGTTTATAACTAATCCACCAAATGCGAAACCGTCTGAAAAATTAACCCACGCCTTTGGCACATTCTTGGCAACAGGGTATTTGCCACTGGCAAATGTCAGTGTTCCATCACTGTTCTTTAATCGGCAAGTTTCAACTGCTCCCGTTCCAAGGACTATATCCACGCCATTTGATGTATAAATAAAGGCTGTGCCATTAATCGCAGCCTGATAATCGGATCCACTATCATTTGAGCCAAGTTTTAAATAGGTTCCAGTATTGCCTATGGCAAGCATATTTAATGCTGTAGAACTTTTCGTTATCGTGGCTATCGCATTGGTAACAGGACTTGTGGTGTTCAACAGAAACTCACCTGCATTTGAAACACGCATCCGTTCTGTTCCATCAACGGTAACAGTCATAACCCCATTGCTTCCGCTGTCGCTTACTTCAACGCTGGTGTTCCCCTCTGATATACTATCAGGGGCGGCGGTAAATGCTGTGCCATTTTGGCGCAAAGTTCCCGTAAAGTTTATGTCACCATTTACATCAAGGTGATAGCTTGGCGTGGTATCGTTGATACCCATATAACCACTGCTATTAACGGTTACCTTAACGGCATTACTTACGTATATTTCATGTTTGCTTGAATCGGCAAGTGGGCCTATTGTCACCCACGCGTTATTTGCACCATTACGAATTTTCAGAAGATTAAGTGTTGTGTCATACCACAACATATAAGCAACTGTAGTTGTTGGCGCGGTAGTACCACTATTATTGGATACAACGGCTGCCAATGCATCGTTCAGATCACTTCTAAACGGCGCACCAGCTTGGTTAGATAAAACATAATCGTGCTGAGCCAAGACACCATCCCCCTAGTGCTTGTACCCAAACCCCTTGGCTATATAATCGAAACTCCTACTTACCAGTGTACCCGCACTGTTTTTAAACGCAATATCAAAACCTGTCTCATCGGCACTTGTTATATCAAAATAATCACCTGTAGCCATATTTCGCGTTAATATTGCAATGGCTGGGCTTTCCCAGAATGCATTCGTGTAATTAACCGAATATGTCCCTGCACCAGAGGTAATGTTATTACCACTCTCAACGCGATCAGGCATATCTATGGTGACACTTAATTCTTTCACAACAATATTGTGTGTTACATCGCCGGATGTTAGTGATAATTGGAATTGAAAGGCACGTGCAACGTACTGTCCTGTAAAGAATGGTCGCCAACTACTCCATGTTGGTGTACCGCCTGGATCATCTTCTGTCGTTCTAACATATAATAGAGCATTCACATCATCGATATCATCACCATCAAATGAACCCCAATCATCAATGCTATCAAGCCGACTATCGATTAAATCACCCGCATTATAAGCTTCTGCCAGGATGTGAGCGGTTAATTGGCATGTGTATGTGTCCCCAAGGTCTGTTGTTTCAGGGAAAGTATACGTAGCACTGGCCGCTATCCCTCCGTTGCTTTCCACATAGTCCCAATCATCAACAAAGCCCATTTCATCAATGGTCAACTCTGAATCGATAACAAGCCCCCCTAAATCCGCTTGCACTGCGCAATTGGTTTTAGTACCGGTGAAACCTGGATGTTCTGTGATTGTCTCAACGACATTCATAACCAATAATTGAGCAATCGTTGTTGTCACACTGCTAGCTGTAACACTCACATTACCGCTACTATCAACAAATTTAGCCAGGTAAGTACCAGGTACGTGTGGTAAACTCACATTGGTAGTTATCCCTGGCAGGGCTGGCCCAATATCAATGGCATTTGTCCATGTAGCATCAACGTCAATATCAGGTGTATGTCTGATTCTCACATACCCACCAATCAACACATCCAGATCAACTGATTGTGCCCAAGTTAAATGAGCCGTTCCATTATCTATTGAAACCAATGAGAAATTTTCTACATTCCCTGGCGGGGCAAGCTTACCGTAAATGGTTTCAACTTCGGTTGCTGCTATTGACCTTTTTTCAATTATCGATAATGCAAAGACCTTGAAGGTATATTCACCTGGTTGCGCATCAAAAATATCAATGGTGGTACTGGTTGTGCGTGGCAATATTACATAGTTTCCATTATCACGCTTATACCATACTTCATATGCCGTAGCCCTGCTTACAGAATTCCATGAGGCAGTAACCACCACCACAACACCATTCTGTGAATCATAAAGATATTCCGTTATTTCCAAGCCTGTTGGTGTATCCGGTGCATTCGTTAAGGTACTGATATTAGGCGCGACTAATGCAATGTCCTGCTCGATTAAATCAAACTTGCCTTCATTGTGGGCAACTGCGGTTATCTCATAAAGCCCGTCACCAGTTTCAACCATGGCAAGGACACGGAAGGTTTGAACCTCAATGTTGGGACTTGATAAAACCCATATAGCATTATTTGCTGGCTCGCTGGTGAAATCTTCGGTTACTGTGATGACTCTATCCGTAATATCACTTACAGTACGGGTATCCATTGTGCCATCTTCTAACATCACATATAGTGTGTATGTATCCCCGCCGGCCAGGGCAACATCATCATCCGCTGTTATGGTGGTGGCAGTACTTGCCATAACACGCCCACCAAGTCTATCACCTGATCTATCCCTATCTTGCACCTTAATGATTTGCCCTGGTCGTACAAGTGCGGCTTCAATACCACAGGAAAATGATACTGTTTCAGTTTCAAGCCTTTCAGTATATAGCAACCATTTACCTACACGGTGAGCCTGGCCCTGGCTGTTACAGCCAATGGCAATAATGGAAGTCTCAACAATGCCATAACGGGCAATTCCTTCTGGGTCTTCCACATAGGTTGGTACGAGTTTTGAAAAATTATTGGGATCATTATAAGACACAATAGCAACGGTGTGCCTAGTTTTTCGGCTACTACCAGAATACGTGAACATCCCTTCCTTTACATTGGTTACGTTAAAGATTTTTACCGCATCCTGTGGTGAATCCTGTACAGCGGTTAATACACCGGCAGACCAATATAGCAATCCCCTAAAGATGGATGCCATGTCTTGAAGGATTTTATAGGCCTCTTCTTGCGTTTGGATGTAAAGGTTACATGTAAAGCGCGGTTCAGTCCCCCCAAAACCATCATCAACCATTTCATCACAATAGCGGCCAATGGTGTAAAGTGTCCATTTATCAATCTGTGCATCATTGATAAAATTTCCAAGACCATAACGGGTATTTGTTAACAGGTCAAAGAAGCACCAGGCTGGATTATTTGAATAGGCTATGTCAAATTCACCGTCCCATTCGCCGGTATATTCCCTTGTCTCTGGATCATAATTGGATGGAATTTGAATGCGCATCATTTTAACGTGATAGCTGCGTTGCGGTACTTGATTAAACTGTTGAGAATCAATCACGGTGGCAACGATTGCGCTATTAGGATACCGCAATTTAGCGTCAATAATTTCGGTGTATGTATCCCAATATGTTTTATTATTTAAAACAACCTCTTCACTGTCATCCGTGATACGGCGTACCCGCACATCCCAAGGTGCATCGCCACCAAGGGGAATGAGGTAAGAACGTTGATATTTAGTTGTTGTCTTGCCGCTTATGGTATCCGTGAGCATTTCGACATAGCCGCCACCATCGGCTTGCACATCGATGGCAATATCCACGGTCGTTCCATTTATATCACCATTGGAACTATCCTGGATCGTTAATTGCGGTACACTGATAGTGACTCTAACATTGTTAACATCTACATTGCTAATTGATCGTACCACTGGTGAAGCTTGCGTCACCTCAACAAAGACACTCTCTTCACTCTCAACACCTGGAAAGCCTGGTATATAACTTTGTCCCTGTGTCCCATCCCTGGTTGCAACTGTCACACCAGTAAAGTTGAATGTACCATCATCATTTTGCAGGGGTGTTTCATTAAGGTAGATTGACTTCATACCGTTAACAAGACCCTCAATTTCACCTTCACAAAGTAAGTCTATTACCCGCGCAAAGGCGCGTGAACGCAAAGAGTCAGGAGCTTCTACAGGCGTATGTGAGCTTCCGCCACCGCCTTTTCCGCCACCACCCCCGTATCCAATAATGCGTTTTGATTTATCTATCATGCAAAATCACTCATTGCTGTATAATCATCCGCCGTAATACCGGCACTAACCACCGCGCTACCAATAAATAGTTCGCCATACCCAAGTGGTACAGGATGGCCTTGTGCTGTGGTATTAACGGGGCCATTGAAATAATAGGATGGTTTGTTTTCTGGTGCTTCGGAAGGGCTACCAGCCTTGGGTTGTGGTGCTAGCAATGAGGTAACACCACCTAGCAACAGTGAGGTTCCAAAGCTGAATAACACACTCCCAATGGTTGGAGACCAGGAACCAAGCGTAAACAAAGCCGTTGTTCCTAAGCCTGGCACAAATATGGCTGTGGCAATCAATGCAGCTCCAAGCACTATTCCAAGGAACCCGCTTTTTGCTCCCCCAATCACCGGCACAATATCAATACGGCCACGCTCCCCTACGGGGTGATGCATCGTTTCGGGATTAGGTATGATCATTTCATCATTAATCAATACCTTATACCCAACTTGCTGTTGTTCTGATTCGATTAAATGCCGTTCGAATCTTGGGAAATTGGCGCACAATGCCTTTACCGCTTCCCCCGCACTGCGTACAATATAATGATGCACTTCCCCAAATTCACGGGCAAGGTCACCGTGTAACCGTATTGTCCTTTTCATCGATTCCCCCGAATCTTAAAATGTCAGTTGTATGTTTTTTATAGTAGCCGCCGTAAACTTCGCGTGTAGATAGGCGGTTGAATAAATGGTGTAATATCTGGTCATTGCCCAAATAGATTGCCCCGTGATTAGGCACATTTGATTTAACCTGCATGAGGATCACATCACCTACCTGTAGCCGTTCTGATTCCATTTTATAGAATCCGGCCAGGCCAAAGTTTTGGCGGTATAAATCTTCTCCTTTTTTCCACCATTCATCCTGGCGTTCAAAATCGGGTAATTCAATTCCCCTTTCCTGGATATACCAATCGCGGATTATGCTGTAACAATCCAGTACGCCATGTGTCCATTCACGCCCTACAAGCGGCGCACGGTATCCGGTTGGTTCAAGCGTATACCATGCTTGGTTTGGATACCCAACGATATACCAAGGAAGTTTTGTTTTCTCACATGCAACCATATCTGCTTGACTTGGTTTTGGGCTGGCGTTGGGATGTGAATGCACAACAGCTTTAATGTTACCCATGCAACTTGCCATTAGGTAATCTTTCGGATCGAGAATGAATTGATGGTCATTATCAGCATTATTCCGGCACGCATAATATTTAAACACACCGGCATTTTCGACAATTAGGCCGCAACATTCACTTGGGTATACATTCTTTGCGTGTTCAATTATTTTGGCTTTCAATTCTTCATTTAACATTATTATCCCTCAATTAACCCCGCGCCTGGGAAACCGCCAAATGGCAATTCACTGGTTGCCCCAAACCTCAATTTACATGAGTTAAGACGCTTACCACACACATCAAGACTTGAATCTGTTGTTGATGAATCATCCACTTTAAAATAATCAGTACCCACATACCCACATTCCCCACCTCGATAAAGGAACGGACAAAGTCCTTGAATAATCTGGCGGCGCGGCAATTTTATACCCGTCACATCAAATGCACTGGTTAATTCGAATTCGCAGACCAGCTTGTTTTCAGTTACCTTCCGATCAATGTAAAAAATGTCGTCTGGAAATTCTGCCGTATCGTCTGCATCTGGATTTACTCCGCCATCAAAATTTACAGCGTCAAGGTATCTTGCCAACGTACGTTTCCTGGTTACCTTACCTCCCACCATGTCATCATGAGCCAATATTAAGGCGGTGATGGTTCCCATGGCGTTAGCTAGGCTGATCTTTGGGCGCGGCAATTGTCCATTGGTACTATAGTCAAAGCCGCTTGCAGTACAAGGCCAAGCTGAATAAGTTTCACCTTGCCACACAAGGGCTTCACTCAATCCATTTGATCCGGCATGAAATCGGTAAATCGTTCCGCCAAGCTCGGTTAAATCCACCTCAAACATTTCCATTACGGCGGACGGCGCAAGCTTTTGAATTTCACTGGTGATTAATGTGCTGGTCATGCTTCAAACACCTGCTCAAAGGTTGCTGAAATACTGATTAGGTTGCCTATGACATAACTTTTTGACCAGTTACGGCATACAAACTTACCAGCACTGCCACCTGGTGGTGTCCAGTCAAAACTTTCAATACTGCCCCGCGCCGCTAGGAAGTCATCAATGGCATTTCCATCCGTTTCACTCCAATTAGTAAAATTCAAATCCCATATTTCAGGGTTGGTATTGATACCATCCGATTGTCGCTGTTCGTATCCATCCCCAAACCTAACGGATTTTGTACGAGGTTCACGGCGTGCTGTTGCACCATAATCCGGTGCATAAGTAAACGTTGGCATTTATTCCCCCTTATGCCTGTGAAGTTGAACGATTCAACAATCCCCCTGGTAACATTTCTTTGAGAAGCATTGATTTAACAAGGGCGGCTAAGGATTTTCCCAACTCCGCGCCATCCTTATTTCCACCACGTGTTGATTCCTGGCCCTGGCCGGTGTTGTTGAGCGTTAAATTAACAATCACAGCCCCTGTCTGGCCTTGGCCTTTTAATGTAACGGGTATGGAGCGGCCATCCGGCAACGGTACATAAGCTTCCGGCGTGTCACCCTCACCAAAGATTGCCATTTGCGGATTGTTTGCCACGCCGCCGCGCGAATAAGCACGTAAAGGTATTGATCCACCAGAAGTCATCACGCCGCCATTTGCATGTAACCATGGCATTGCTGACCCAAGGTCTTGCTGTGGGCTAAATATGCTACTGAATGCACTTCTAAAACCGCCAACAGCACTCACAAGTTGTTGCTGCACCTGAATTCTGATCAAGTCAGCAATGATACTGCGTGCCATATCCTTGAAGTTTAACTTGCCTGTCATGGCAAAATTCACCAGTGCATCTTCCATGCCTTTGAAGGCGTTGGTGAATAGATTCTTTGCCCCTAATGCAGCATTCTTTGCGCCTTCCATGTATTCGTTAAAGGCTTGGGCTGCACCTGCTTGGAACGTTCGTTGCTGTTCGTAATTCAACTGCATTAAGGCCAGGCGTTGATCTTTAATTTGTTCTGTGGCCGCCTTCAATTCTGCCGCCCCTTCCCTGGTCATATCCTTGCTTTTGCTTTGATATTCCAGATCAATACGCCTTGCTTCTTTGAGTTTATCAACCTCAATTGATGCCATGCCAATATAGCCAATCTCATCCTGCAGAAGCTGGATGGATTGATTTTCTTTCATTAGGTAATCATCAAGTTCTTTGCTTTCTTTGGCACGCGCTCTATTCGTCAAGGCACCTGTAAGAGCGGTAGATAATTCCTGATATGCCTTTGAGCCTTTCTTGATGCCAGAAGCTTCCAAATCGGCCAGGTTTATTGATACCTCCCGTTCAAGGTTTGATAGCTTCATGGCGGCGGCTTCTGCATTTATTTTGGCAATTTTATCGCGCCATTTTGAAACCTCATCACTTCCGCCAATGCTGTCCCCTTTCAACTTCTTTTTTGGCTTCTCAACAGGGCTAAAGGTTGGGTCAGTAATGCCAAGCAATTGGCCGGTTAAACTGCCAGATTCTTTTGAAAACAAGGAGGTTGCGCCATTAACAAATTCATTGCCAATATTTTTAAGGCGATTACCGCCCCGCGTAAGAGCGTTCTTTACAGTGTCATCGGTGAATATGGCCGCGCCCATTTCCACCATGGTTTTCAAGCTACTGGTTAAGCCTTTGACCGCCTGCACCACACCCATTACGCCCAAAGCTACATAACGGGCAATTTCACCCACGGCCATCAAACCGCCCTTGAATATGTCCATTAAGCCATAACTATCCTTGGTTGTTTTACCTAACTCAGTAAAACCCTTGATAATGGCATTGAAACTTGGTAGTGCGCCTTCCAGGATTTCGGATGTCAAAAGCATGAATTGTGCTTTCAATTCCCCCATAAGGTCACCCGCCTGGTCTGATAATTTGATGAAATTACCACTAAAGGCATAGTTCATCCGCTCAATACCTTCTGATCCCTGGTTAAGAAATGGGATCATGTCAGCACCGGATTTACCAAATAATTTTACAGCAACGGCAGTTTTATACGCACCATCTTCCATATCATGGAATTTGTCAGCAACAGACAGTATCAAATCTTCACTATCACGCAGCTTGCCTTTAGTGTCGTAAATACTGATTCCAAGCTCGCTAAATGCTTTGGCCGGCCCACCTTTATTGTTGGCTTCTGCATCGACCATGCTTACATTGAATTTCTTTAATGCTCCGGCTAGGCTATCAACGCTAACGCCGGCGGCTCCGGCGGCGGTTGACCACCCACTTAGTGTGGTTGCCGAAACTCCTACCTTTTGAGCAATATCATTGAACTGATCCGCCAGTTCTATTGTTTGAGTGACGAAATCTTTGATGATTCCAACGCCTTTGAAACCAACCCATCCGGCCAGGAATACTTTTGATGCCTTGCCTAATAATGAAAAGCCACGGCTGGCGTTTTCGCTCTGCGTGGATATGGCTTTGATTTCTTTTTGCAATTCCTTAACGGAATTCAAGCCCGTAACGCTGGCAATGATCCTAAAACTGGATTCTAAGTTAACAGCCATTAAGTGTCCCCTGCGCTTTTGTTAAGCACACTTAATGCTGCTTGCTCCATTACCTGCAAGTCTTCTAACACACCCCTTTTATCAGTTATATCATAAAGCCGCATGGTTTCAAACACTGGTGTGTAATCTAATCCAATAAACCCGCCAAATGATGTACGCCACTGTGTTTGCACACGCAAAAAAAGCTTAACGACTTCTTCGTTTTCCGGCAGGATCTCAAATTCTTGTGGTTCCAATTTTAATCTGGCCGCTTCGATGATATCGGGGGGTGCGCCAAATGCTTCCAGGTCACTGATTGTTGTATCAATCGTTTGCCCTTCCCCCGCCCATCGTTTAGCGGCCTCTATTAGTTTTTTCGTTTAGCACCCTTGAGGCTTTCCAGGAATGCAAAAACAATAGCACTTCCACAGCCGGTTATATCAAGTAATTTATCAAGGTTTTCATTGCTGTAAGGGATTTCTGAATCACCATCAAACACACCATTCCAACCCACCATAACCAATCGGGCTATATCAATATCATTGACATGGTCGGCTTCAATCTTGGTATTTATATCATATATTTCTGTTTGACTGATCCGGCGGAATACAGCATTGAAAGATTGCTCCTCGTATTTGCCCCCGTCAATCGCACTTTTAATTATTACCGGCCACGTGTACGTGCCGGAATTATTCAACTTAAACATTTAGCCCCCAAATTAAATTATTGTGATCTTAAAGTCATCGTTTCCAGCATTTGGTAGAGGCTGGAATGGAATTGACAACATATTTACCCCGTTACTGTCTTGGTATTCAGGGTTTCCAATATCAACAATGGCGCAATCAACCTTCACCTTATAACCGCTTGTCACACCGTGGGTGATTGTTAAAGCACCAGTTGTTCCAGCCTGTGATATAGCAAAGAAGTCTTTGGTTCCAATGGCTGGCGATTCAATCATTAACTGGCCGCTTGGCTTTCTATCCGTTAGTTGGACATATTCACTTCCGCCAATGCGTGAGATGAAATCAAGCTGGTTATTCAGGTTAAGATTCAAAGATTGAAGAACGCCTGAATATGAATAGAAGCTAAAGGCTGTGGTATTGGTATTATTCGCCACAATCGGGTCTTTGAATCCCGTATACGTACATGAAGGAGCTGAGGCGGCTACTGGCGCAACGTAAGTACCAAGGAATCTAAACTTAAATTTGGGTATCCCGTTGGCCTCAATCATTAACTCAACGTTTCCACGACACCCGTTTAATTCATGCGTTGTTCCATCCATATTATGGTAGATAGTGACGCTCTCAAAACTCGCGCTAATTGGATCATATTCAACCTTGGTGCTTGCTGTCACTGTTTCAGCAAGACCACATGCCCGTAGTAATGGCCCATATCCTGGTGCAGTTCCTAGCGCACCAGAACCTTGCATTTCAACTTCAAACTCTATTTCAACGTGAGTGTTTGCATTGAGCTGCGCAAAATTCGCAAGGTAACCAACAATTAATTCGCGGCCAACCTGCTCCGCCATCAATGGCCTGATAGTCATATTGCTTACTAAAATGGCATTAGCAACACCCGTTGGTGTAGGGTCAACACCGTATGATGACTCAATTTTAGCGAGTATAGTCTGCTTTCTTGTTAACTGTACCATGATGTTTCTCTCCCTCAGTTTTTTCTTGCTGCTCTGGCAATCCCTTTGCAGTCAATCCCCGTTTATCTTTTTTGGCTTTATTCAGAAACTCGGCCACATCCTGTGGCGATTGCGTACGCTCCACTAACACCCGCACCCCGTCTTGCATGATGTAGCTGCCTCCATGTCCTAAATTTTCGTCATTGTGTGAGGTCATTTAAAACCGTCCTGTATTTGATGTTATAATCACAGGCAATCAAACCCATGGGCTGGTCACCATCCAGGAAGTCATATTGAACCGTCATTGCTTGCACATCCTGGCATAAGCCCCCCAATGTCAAATCGGCAGATATCTTGCTATGCAAGCTTTGAATTGTCGCATCCGCTTGCTGATCTGGAATATCCCCACGGGCAATAACTGTTACCCGCACCAGCAGTGACCATTCATAATTATTCAGGGTCATTTGCTGTGCAATATCCTGCACTGGCTCGATCAATAAAGCGGGGCTTTCGGCGCGGGTGAAGGCTTCCGTACGACTCCGATAAATACGGGTTGAAACACCCGTTGTACCAGCAAGTGCCGTTGCTATTGCAGCCAGTATCGATTCCCGTTTAGTCGTCATCCCCTATACCTTCGACAGCATGGCTATACTGATTAAGCCATCATCTTCCTTGATTACCTGCCGCACAACGTATGAAACCCCATCCACCGTTATGCTGCTATTGTAGGCCAGGCCAGGGAATAGGGCAGTTTTGAACCTGATCATATATTCAGTACTCAAAACGCTATCACCCATTCTAACCTGGTCTGGCGTATCCAAAATTACCTTGCCTGTGTATGCACCAAAGGTTGCATCAACTCCATAATCGATAAAATAATTTGCGATTTCTTCGTTGAAACTCATGGCTATACCTACGCAGGATATTTCTTTGTGGCCGTAGCAATAATACTCAGGTCATATTCCGGTGAATCTGTACCACCGATATCACCATCAACCCTGATATATTCCTTCAGATTGTCTTTATTGAGTGATATTGATTGAGTGCTGGAACCAGTCGTTAATCCGGTAAAAGCTCCACCCACAACATCCGTCCACGTGGAATTGTCGCTACTTTCTTGCAGCTTCAAAGCCATGGTTGGGGCTGTTCCGGCGCGGTTAATAGCATCCAAAGTAATTGTCATTTCGCCTTCAAGATATTTAGTCTGAAGGTTTACGCCAGTACTATCAAAATCGGCTGTTTTGGTTGCAAGGGCTAAAATCGCAAAGATCGTTCTAGAGTCCCCCATGTTGACTGCGTAAGGCATATTATTCCCCTTTATTTTTTCTGGTTTGTGTGGCTTTTTTTTCGGATGGCTTTTCATCAACGGCTTCAACCACTGATAAGCTTTCGTATTTCTTTGCTTTATGGTAGCAAAGCAATACCCTGGCTTCTGCTTCCGGCAATTCCAGTATTTCACCTGGTTTAACAATCCTAAGCTTTGCCACGGTTTGTTTGGTTATCTCAACAATCATGGTTTTGTCTTTTGGCTGTTCGTACATTTCTACTGGCATAAATTATATTCCCCTGTTTATATGTATGTGGGCGTATTTAAACGCCCACCACATAGTCCCCCACGATTAGAGCGTGTTATTTCCGCGACAGAAGCTAACTGGATGTCTTACTGCAATATCCACATCCTGGAATGCAGTTACCCGCACGTTACCAGAAGATGACGCAGTGTATGGATCCACCAGAAGGTCTAAACCACTCCAGAACCCAAGGATCAAGTCACTCCAATTACCAAACCAGAAGTCACCACTGGCGACTTGATTTGAGGCTTCAGCACGATATCCGTTTACGGTATTGCCTGGCTCCCAAATGAACTGGCCCGTACTGCTTGCTTTTTCAGTCGTCTTCAATCCTCCCCTACCAGTTGCATTCACCGCATAAGCGAGTGATCCAAGGTCTGCATTGTCGGCTGCAACTTCTGTTTCAAGCTGTACGATTTCAGCAAATGTTGGTGCGGCGGCGGCAAAATCCACCGTATTAATGCCGGATACGTTTTTAACACCGGTTGGCTGGTTAGATGAACCACTGCCATATAGTGCAGCATAATCGATAGCCAAACCAAGCACTCTTGCCAAATCGTTTTTAACCATATTCTCAACGTCAATAGAGGACTGCAAAAACAATTTACGGCTAAAGTCGGTAAAGGCGGCCAAAGATTTAGGCCCCATTGTGACTTGGTCAACCGCCTGTTGGCTTTCTGTCGGTGCGCTTCCTTCCGCAACCCAGTACGCAGTTGCTCCACTAGTTTGCCTTGGAATGGCAATATTGCCTACCAGATCATTCAAAGTAGTTGCACCCAAACGTTGGATTAACATACGATTACGCAAAAGCTCAATAAAGCTTCCAGAAATCAAATTTGTTGCCACCAAGTGGCCACCAGCAGTTGATGTACCAACCGTTAAATCACGTTTACCACCTTCTGGTGTATAGTCATGGCGCAATACGTCTACGGGGATGAATACACCCTTTGGACTCTTGCCGCTTCTTTCGGCGGCATAATTACATACTTCCATTTCATAAGCTGCCTTTCTGAATGCAGCCATATCACCCGTTGCACGGCCAGCAAGACCACCCATTAAACGCAATAATGAGAAGCGTTGAACGTCTTTTTTATCTAAATCCAATGCCCCACTTGGAACGGGTTTAAAACCTTCACCCATTTTGGCAACCAGTGCGCGGCTGAAATCATCCGCACTTTTACCATTATTGATGAATTCACGGGCAAGTTCTAATCCGCCATGGTCTTTAAGATTCTGCCCCATTTGTGTAATTTCATTTACACGCTTCCTTTCCATTTCAACACCACGCTGTTCAAAAACGCTTTCATCTTGCGCATATGCACTACGTTCAACATTCTGTACTACTTGTTCTTTGCTCATTTGATCCCCCAAATTGATCTTATTTTCGTTATTGATTTGCTCTTCTTTGATTTCGAGTTGTCGGCCAACTCCAACCGTGTTATCTGCCGGAATAGCCACAATGCTTATCTCGTACGGTTCCCAATCCGTGACGCGATAAACTGGTTTATCATCCTGCACCCCCGTTTTTTCGGCGGAATGAATTTGATAGCCAACCGATACCTTACGGCGGATACCATCCATTACATCTTGAAAGATTTCATTTGCCCGCTTGCTATTGCCAAAACGCACAACTACACTTCCGACACGATCCGCACGAATTTCAACGCTTTCCACAACGCCTATCTGGTCGCACGCATCATGATCCATAAGCAAGGGCGCACCATCACGTAAACGCCCAAGTCTGATTGATTCTGGTGAATGATCTAGGATTTCATATCCAAACCATTGCAATGCCATTTCCTCACTTGAAAAGGCAAGCTGAACTGTACGTTCATCCTGGTTGATTGCTTCCCTGGTAACGGTAAAGCTTCGATATTGCTTTTTATCTTTCATCGTTAGTCCCTAGCGTCATTAAATAACGTTAGGTTAGGAGACAGAAGGGGTGGGTTACATTAAGTTAATAACAAAAGGAATCTCGTTATGAATCATCTGCCCCCTAACCTAATGTTATCCTTCCCGATTTTTATTAAAGTTGAAAAAACAGTATCTTGCAACAACTTTTTAGACATTATATTGAGGTATCTTGATTGACAGATTGATTATTAAGCATATTAAGCATATTTTGATCGCTTAAGATTTCTGAAATTCCTAGTTCTTCTGCACGTTTTTTCTCTTCGGCAAGTTGGAAAAATACATCTTCAATATCACCACCTTGTTCTGCGATTGCATCCGCACGTGATTTTAAACCTCTACTTATTTGCTGAATATTTGCATCCGTATCAGCACGCGGATCAACCCATTGCCATCTACGGCCTTGCCATTTACCTACATTGAATTTTTCAAATTTTGTTAGAGGCAAGGCACTACCATTAGGCAAGGTTATAGCTCCATGCAACAATGCCATTTTTAACCACTCTGAAAAAATAGGTGCTAAAAAGTGGGTAATAACCCAATCCTGCCAGACCATCCAGTTATCACGTTCAGATAGCGCACCAGAACGCATACTTGAAAAATTCACTCCTTCCAAATCATTTGCCAGGGCATTATATGATACGCCAATACCGCTTGCGATTGCACGAAGGCATGATTTAACGAATGTACCAAACATGGCATGGGGGTAATCAGGATCAAAAGCTGTGAAGCTCACACCATCCGGCAATACATCAAATTGCCCTGGCTCTGCTTCCGTGCGCAATTCACCATTTGATTCTGTACTGTCGGCTAACATGCTACCGTCACCATCCGGTGTCGTATAAAAGCCCATTTTTGCCGCCCCAATACGTGAGGCAATAATTGCCGCCTCTTCATAAGCCCCCAAATTTTGCATTCTAAACATCGCCGCATGAAGAGCTGGTATACCGCGCACTTGTTCCGGTCGATCCATGACAAACTTGTGAATGATTTCATTCGCTGGTATACGCAAATATCCTTTTCCACGATAGCTATAATAGGCATTATCCCCAGGGTGTTTTGCTAGGATATGGTAGGCTACCGGCTTGCCAAAGCTGGTAAGTTCAATCCCCATTCGTATTTCATTACCATTTTCAAGGTTGGTGTTATAATCCACATCCAGCCTATCAATATCAAGCACCTGAATCCCGAAACCATAGCTATTGGCATTTTTCCCATATACCTTCCTCATTAATACTTCGCCTTCGCGCAACAATCCGGCCATGAATAGATTCTGAATATCCCAAAATGAGCATTGGCCTGTTACCTCACATACCCCAGGCTTTGACCATTTATCAAAGTGGCTTTCAATCGCATCACTGGCAAGTTTATCAAGCTTAACTGGTTGGCCTTTGACCTGGTCATCTTTCACCTTGATTTGAAGAGTAAATCCAGACGGCCCCACCACGTTGGTTTTTGCCATACGCAAAAAATTGCACGCAAAAGGGTCATTTTGGAAAAGATCACGTGATCTTGCCTGTAAGGTTTTAAGTGAGCGTTGAAGGTCGTAATTAATAGAGGTTGATTGCGTTGTCCAATTATTGGTTAACCTAGTCAACTGAGCTGCATTAAAGGTACGCTTAACATGCTTTAAAACCTCTTTCTTTGGGTAATAACCCGCGCGTGCGGCGATTTTATTAATCAACCCCATAATCAGAACCTCACCTTTATTCTATTTTTCAATGGTATGCCGTTTGCCATCTTGTCCAGATTAATCAAGCGGTTATATTCTGCGAGGTAAACATCACGCAGTTTTTTTAGTTCAAGTATGGGAATTTTTTTCATTGAACGATTGCCAATCGTATATTCCTGTGTATCCCCTTCCGCACGGCCTTCTAACACGTCTTCTATCAAATCCACCATTTTCTTAGCGTGAATTCGTGCATCATAGGTTGTGGCAGCGGCAAAGTTGGGGACAACGGTTATAGTACCACTATCAACCAGGAATCGTTGAGATGATTTGGTTACATAGGCTTGCCACTGATACACACCGGCAGTATAGGCGGCGGTGGTGGCGGCTGATAACGACACAAGGTGATCAGCACCATCGGCTGTCGCTGTGATTGATATTTTTGCAGTTGAATTTATGAGAGCATATGTCAAAATCCAGCTACTATCTGCTGGATAGTCATTAATTGATCTAGACCACTGGACGGTGTCCCCCGAATAAAATTCTAGTGGTTCATTGTTAGCAATTTCAGGCACAGTACCCCCATGTACTGTAACCTACCCCTAAATTGATTATATTTGATTTTTATGAAACAACAAGCATACTAATGAAGTAAGGGCTATCTATGGATTTTCCAGTAATTAATATAAAAGATAAGAATATATCTTTCTCAAAAATAACTATTGAGGAATATAAATTACATTTCGATCAGTATACAAAAGAGATTCTTTCCATAATCGGAATTAGTCGTAAAGATTTTCAGCATCTTTACCACGAAATAGAACACAGCACATTTAAGATTAAAAAGAGTAATAAGACTATCGGATTTGCCCTATTTAGCGATAGACATCCTGATGTAGTTCATCCACGGATTTATTTAGGTTTTATTTTCATAAAACCGCGTTACCGCCGCATGGGATACGGTAGCTTCTTGTTTAAGGCATGTGAGCATTATGCAAAATTAAATGGTTATACCGATATACATTTGGATTTTGACCGAACGGATCCTGTTGCTTTTAAATTTTATAAAAAAGTTTTGCCAAATCATAATCTTTTAAACTAAATAAAATGAGGCGATGATGGAATGAATTGATTGCTTGTTTTCAACCGTAAACACTCACTTAGACGCATGAAAAACATTGTATCAAAGTGAGTTTGTCGGAAATACCGACAAACTCAAGTTTCCTGATTACCAGTTCTTAACAAATCCGGTCTTCTTCGGCCTTCTGCGCGGTTTCTTTGTTAAATTTGGCGGGTCATCCGGTTGATTCACCTTGACATCTTCATTGTTCTTTAACTCTTCCTGCTTTTTGTTTATGCCCCATTTTTTCTCAAACTGATCCCAAACAGTACTACGATTCAGCCGTGTATAAACAAACTGCAATGCGGCATACGCATAAACTTCACAGTCTAATGCCTCGTTCCTGGCTCCATCTTTTTTGACCCAGACGCGTTTAGGAAAACCATTAACATAACCCTTCGTTATTTGCTTCTCGGCTGTTAGCTGTTTATAATACTCATCCGGGAGTCCGAGTGGGAAGTGATAACAACCATCTCCTTTCTGTCCAGCCTTTTTAAGCCGACTGTAAATTATAGATTTAATGGTGCCGGTTCCGATTGTCCATAACTCCACGCCTTTTTTTATAGTTTGGTTTTTAAAGTTAACATCCTGTTTTGAAGGTTTACTTAACGCTGGTTTGCCAGCAACCGAACTACCTTTTATTGCGATAATGTTGCTTTTCTTACGTTCCCGGCAATATGCATAAGCATGATGAGTATGGTATCCAGTATCCACCGCTCCCGCCGTTACCTTCATCTTAATGCCAGACTCGTGTTTATAATCTTGAAAAATAACACTGTCTACTTGCTTCCATAACTCATTTTCTGTTGGATCACCGAAAATCTGAACATGGTTAACTAACCAAGATTCCTCGCCACGCCCCCAAGCTTTAATTTTAACTTCTATCCGGTTGTCCTGAACATCAACTCCTGCAGTTAGAATCAAACCACCATATGGCACTGTTAATAATGGATAGTTTTCGGCAAATTTAGCTAATGCATCCGCTTCAATACCGGCTGAATACTGTTCCTCCCACGTCTCGGCCAGAACGGTATTAACCCACTCCTTTAACCGGGGTGGATCGTTTTTTGCCTCCAGGAATTCCTCAACGATTTCTTTCCACGATTTCCATCCCAGGGGACTATAAAGTGATGATAAGTGAAAACCGGCGGCCCTTCCATCACCTGGAAACTCTGCTCGCCACTCCCCTTTATTCAGCATCTGCGTTTTGTGATATTCATCGATCAAACAACCGCATTTATCGCAGAGCAACTTAGCAGTTTTCGGATCCTCATTATCCCATTTTATATTAGCCCATCGAATCCAATCCATATTTTGACAATGCGGGCATGGCACATAAAATCTGCGCCTATCGCTGGCAAGGTATTCTTTTTCTATGCGCGATATATCCTTAATAGTTGGCGTTGAGACCATGTATATTTTTTTGCGTAAAAATGTAGTTGTCCTCCGCTCGGCAAGTTTAACCGGATCACCCTCACCATCAACATCCGATGGGTATGCGTCTATCTCATCAAGAAATAAAAACCGCACCGGCATGGATCTTAATCCAACCGCTGAATTCGCTCCAGTTATGATTAAAAATCCTCCCCGGAACTCCTTTGCCAGCATAGTATTTCCCGAATCACGCGCCCTTGATTCGGCAATTCTTTCCCGTAATACCGGCGATTCTTCAATCATTGGAGCAAGACGTTGCTTTGACAAACGCTTAGCCATGTCAACAGTAGGCTGCACCATCAACATCGGGCCTGGACAATGATGCACAACATACCCGAACCAGTTATTACCCGTCTCAGTTTTGCCGATCTGAGCGCCAGCTTGAAATACCACTTTCTGAACTGTGGAAGATGGTGACAAACAATCCATTATTGTTCGCAAATATGGTGTTCTTTCTGTACGCCACCGGCCTGGCTCAGATGATGATTTCTGACTCAAAAAACGATTGTCGTCAGCCCATTCGCTTACTGTTAGCAATGGATCCGGCTTCAGCCCAATAAAGAAAGCCTCTCTGTATAATTCTGCCCCACTTTTCATACTAAAATGCGAGAAGATCCAACACTTTTCTAATCTCATTTGAGATCTTAGAGTGTACCTCTTCCGCCGTCTTGACCCCCACCAATTCAGCCGCTATCCGATCTGGTATACCAATTAAATTGTCCCTTATCGATCTTGCAAGTTTAAACGCCTCATTTTTAACATCCTCAGCATTTACCAGTTTCTTAACTTTTTCCTCATACTCCAACTTGGAAAGTCTCGCTAAATAGGCCTCTTTAATTGCCCTTGATTCAGCTATGGATGGTGCGTTATTTCTCCGCATTTCCAATGTTTGATTTTCTAACCTGTCGTAATCATCGTTATTACTCTCATTGTTTTTGCCTTTTTTATTCAAGACTTTCGTGGGATCGGTATTGCGCTTCCATTCATTGTTAGCAATAAGTGGATCAATAAATACTTTTCCTTTTTCATCCTTTGTTACAGCATTTTTTAAGCGACCATGTTTTATTGCAAGCTGTACCGCAGTATGCGATACCTGACGTAAGCGAGCATATTCGCTTACTGAGACCTTCTTGTTTGACATAAATCATTATATCCCTTACCAGTAGCCTCATGTATGGCTTTTTTGCCAGTAAACTGCTCCCATCTTGCAACAATCGTGTCGCAAAAAACTGGATCCAATTCCATTAAATACGCGTGCCGATTATTTTTCTCACAAGCTATTAATGTTGAGCCAGATCCACCAAAGCAATCGGCAATTATATCTCCTTCTTTTGAGCTATTGATAAGAGCACGTTCGATAAGTTCAACCGGTTTTTGAGTGGGATGCACATAATCCGCCGTATTACCTCGGCTCATTGTCCATACATCTGATTGGCTTCTGTCGCCATACCAAGCCGCGCCCTTGCAGTAAAAAATAAATTCATGCTGAGGACGGTACTGTTGTTGACCCAGTCCCATGCTCCCCTTATTCCATACAATGCAAGCCGCTATGTTAATCCCAATATTTTCTAATGCTGCTTGAAATTCTGAGTATGTCCGCCACGGAAAGCATATATAACTTGCGGCTCCTGTTTTAGAGTATTTTTTCAAATTCGCAAGGGCCTGTTCTATTAATCTCACCAAATCATCTTGTTTCTTATCGTCATTTTTAATCATGGAGAATCCTTTCTTTGAACGCCCCCCCCCATAACTCATCCCATATGGTGGGTCTGTAAATATAAGATCCGCCCTTTGTCCATTAAACAATTTCTCAATATCCTCCGGAATCGTGCTATCACCACACATTAATCGGTGTTTTCCTAATATCCAAACATCTCCGATGACAGAAACCGGTGGCCCTTCAATAACTTCCGGAACTTCATCCTCCCCGTCATTTGATAACTCTGATTCAATGTCAGGTAATAGATCGGCCAACTCTTCATCTGAAAAACCAATCAACGATAAATCAAAATCAAGGTCTCTTAAATCACCAAGTTCTAATGCCAGCAATTCATTGTCCCAGCCGGCATTTAAAGCCAGTTGATTATCGGCAATGATATAGGCCCTTCTTTGTTCTGAGTTAAGGTGCGATAAAATAAGCACTGGTACTTCTTTCATACCTATCTTTTGGGCGGCCATAAGGCGGCCATGACCAGCAATGATTTCATCGTCATCACCTATCAGGATTGGGTTGTTAAATCCAAACTCCTGAATAGATTTTGCTATCTGATTAATCTGCTCTTCGCTGTGTGTTCTCGCATTTCTCTCATATTTTTTCAAACTTGCAACTTTTCGAGTTGCAACTTGGCCGACTTGCAAATGCATATCTCCCCCCGGAAAACCAATAAAATCAAGACCCCCAGGGATAATCTTATCGCACTTGCAAGTCAGTTGCAAGTCAGACGCTAGCGCTAGCGCGGGGTTCGAATTACCCA